TTTGGTATCTTTGTCATTCTATGTAATACCTCCAGCTTCTTGTGTTGCAAATAAAGGGTGTATATCCCATGATTATACCAAAAGTGAGGGTTAGATACCAACTCACCATCTAAAGTCTCTGTAATCCAATCTAACGTGGGTAATTCGTCAAATGGTTTATCTTGTGGGTTGTAGTTTTCTGGTATTTCTTGGAATACATATTTCCTGTAGGTTTTGTGATGATATGAGTTATTTGAGTAATACTGGTTCTTGATTGCCCTAATAAAGAAAAACACCTTATCTTTATCGGACAAGGTGTTATAGATTTTATTTGAGTTGAGTTGAATCAATACGTCATGCATTAGGTCTTGAGCATTCTCATCACTCTTACATATCTTATTTGCTATCTTCTGTAGCTTGTTGTAGGTTATCTGGTTCATTTACTAATTTGTCCCAAGACCCACGTTTAAGTACCATGTGAATGTAATTACTTGGGATTTTGTATTTTCGTATTATATCCCATGTTGTCATCTCACCTGATTTGTATTTCGTTACAATCTCCCTTTTGATTTCATCAGTTAGATTATACTTGTTTGAGTCTCTACTATAAATATTACGATTTCTTGAATTTTCAGAATGAGTAATACATCGTAGGTTATCTAAGTTGTTATTGGTTGCATCTCTGTCTATATGGTCGATTGTATGCTCACACTCACAATCGTTGAATGCATTCCATATAAGTCTTGCGATGTTCTTGGTATATTTCTTTTTATTGGTGAATAATGAAACAACCTTGTATCCCAATAGTTCCTCCTTCTTTCTTTGCTTGAGAACCTTTTCATTCATTTTCCTCCTGATTAAACCAGTGTTGGATGCTTCGTAATTCTCAAAGTTTGGTATCTCTCTCCACTCTATCATTCTTCAAACTTATCAAGAAAAAGTTTATCAACTTTTTCCATCATGTCTTGAACTGTAGATGTTCTACCATCAATACAATAGATTGTTAAAGCTTCTGTGATTCTAACCAGCTCACTGATTGTTAAAGGTGTGTTGATTTGTTTTGAGTAATCCAATACCCATTTCATGTTCGATTGTCTGCAAATCGTCTTTTGTTTTTTTTCGTCTTGTGTCATTATTTCTGTTTTTTATTTATTTTCCGTATGAATAATCTTCCATCATTGCTGATTGTTCTGCTTCCATTTGTTCCATGTCGTTGAAGTATTGTTCGGCTTGGGATAGAAATGCCGCTTCTTCGGCTTCCTTCTGTTCCATCCATTCATACCACATTCGGTGTTCGTATTCCATTTTTAATTGTTGGTGGAATAATGCCTCTTCTCTAAAATTGTCTGTTAAATTACACATGTCTTTCTGTTTTTATAATACAAATATAGTCAAGCTCAACAAGGTAGTCAAGCTCAACAAGAAATATTTTATATTAAATAATTTCAGACATCATCTCACCATCAGGTGAGTTCTTCTCGATACGAGTTACTTGGGTGTTTTCTAACTGCTCAGTTAGTTTTAAGATACAATTGGTGTAATCATCTGAGGACATCTTATAAACATCGTCATAACCATCCAAATGGAGCATAAGTGAATTAAAGAATATGGTTGAGAATACTGTTGGATAGTTCATCTTGAGTTTCTTATGACATTCTCCCAAGAAGTAATCAAACTCAAATTGGTTCAATATCATCTGTAATAACTCCATCCTGATTGTATCAATTGGAAAATCATACGATTCGTTATCTCTAACAATTGATTCTAACAGGGGATTGATATTTGGTTTGATTTCCATAACTTAAATAAAAAAAGGGGTGAGTAAAAAAAAAACAGATTTGAATGACATTAGATTGGTGATAAGCAACTCACCCCCTTTGGCTTATAATATTTCAAATTCAGAGACCTCATGTTCCTCGTTGAGGTTAAAGCTGATTTTACGTCCTACTAATCCTGGCTCCAATGGATTTGGTAATTGAATTAGTAATGGTTCGTCAATTCCTTCAAGAGTGAAGTTGTAGTAGTAGATTGGTGAAACACCAGCTCTAAAACTCTTTTCAACCTTGATTAACATAACTTCTAAAATCTTCTTCTTAATTGGTCTCATACTAATAAATATATTAAATGTTGAAAAAGTATCAATCTAATTTTTCAAATCCAATAATCTCCTTGAAGGGTTCATCTTTTGGTTTTGGATTGATGGCTTGTTGAATGCTCCATCGGTTATACTCCAAGTACAAACAACTTAATTCTCCTCGTTGAACTGAATTCATTTCAGATTCATTTCCTTTGTTCCAATCAGTTGTAAATAAGATGTGGAATCGTTCTGGTATTTTGGTTAGGTCTTTCATATTTTTGATAATAATTTGTTTAATTCAATTTCAGCCAATTTTTGAGCATAAGATGAGTACATGTCAATTTCGTTACTAGTACTAGTATTAACTTCTATATTAGTATTTTTTACATTATTACTTTGTTTCTTATTACTTTGTACTTCATTACTTTGTATACACACTGGTTCTCGGGCAACCTGATTTTCAGTAAGTCCGAGGCTCAGTAAGTCCATAACTAATGGTTCTTCATAAACGATGTGATTATAACCCTTGATAAGATTTGTATTGGTATCAATCATCTTGATTGAGTAAATGTATTTTAGTTCAACGAGACCTGCCCAAGCCTTGTTAAACCTATCTCTACCAATATTCATATCCCTCCAAATCTCTGTCTTATAGACAACCCAATCTTCAGGTAATGATAATAGATGAACTAGAATTGATTTCTGTTCTGCCGTTAAAGTTTTTGATTGTAAGATTTCATTTGATATCGGGGTATATCTACTTTTACCCGTCTTCTTACTTCTTACGATTTGTCCTGTATTTTTCATCTTCTGTTTTTTTTATAAATATACAGAAAATAAAAAAAGTAGTCAAGTGCAACAACTTAAAGTCCGCACTCCTCAACAGAAATATGAGGTTTGAATTGTTTTTTTGGTTCGTGTGGTTTGAGATTATATTTCTCACAGAATTTAATGTGGATATCTTTTTTCAAGTCATAACCCATATTCTCCAATAACGTGTAGGTTTCAATATAATCGTCTTTGGTAGGTTTTACCAACTTAAAGTAAGTCTTGGTTCTTGATAGGTTATTTTTAGTTCCTTTATTAATTAAATTACCCTCAAGTTTGCATTGTTTACATCTTGGTTGTAATACACCATTAACCCTATTAAACGACCTTGCAACTTTTATTTGATTGCATGCACGACATAATTTAGATTCTACTTCCATTTCTTACCAATGTTTGATAGGTATCGGTTTTGATATTGAGAATAACAGAAACCTGCTCTGTCTCCTCTATTCTTCTTCTTCTCCTTTACCATAACATCACTCATACATCTTGCCATGAAACTTGTCATGGTTTCTTTGTGTGATGCTGGATACTCAAACTTGGTCTTAGCAAATGCTGATACAACCCCACCTTGTTGTCCGTCATTCTTTGGTCTACCAGAACACGCCCATTTTGCATACTGTTCGGTATAACCATCTGATTTGTGTTTCTCCATACAATCTACCGTTGGAAGTGTTGCAAAGTCCTCAGAGGACATATTTGCAGCTTTGATGGCTCCACATATCTTTGCGGCAGTTTCTTCATCACCATAACGTTCAACTTGGTCTATCATACAATCTTCCCATTCGTAGTCAGCAAACTCCTCTGACATATTGTCTTTATCGTATGTACCCTTACAAACAGCGTATGCTTGACCTGGTGCATCGTACTCGTCAATGATTTCTCTTATACATGCTGAGATGTATTCTTTTTCGTCTTGTCCTGAAGTTGGTTTTGGTATTGGCATTATAGTTCTTTTACTTTGGCTTTTGATTTTAGTTCTCGGTTCTCTTTCATCAACATATCAACCTTCGTTTCCAAGTCCGTTATTTTGGTGTTTAACTCGTGTATTTCCTTCTTTAAGTCTTCAATGATAGTTTGATATACCCCAATACTTTTGGATAGGTTATCGAGGATTGAATTGTCCGTCTCAGCTTGTTGTTTTTTACGTCCAACGAACCAAGCAGCCATTCCTGTCAGTGTATTTGATATTAAAAGTAATAATTCGTTATTCATTCTATATTAAATTAAAATCCACAATCTACACATCCACCTAAGGTAGGGTCAATATATGCTCTCATATTTGCTGGTATAACACCATTTCTAACTGGTTTTCTCATACCAGGTGTGAACCAAACACCACTGAAGTATTGTGTCTTCTGTGGTGGCATATCATCAATATTACCAAAAGAGTAATACCAAGGATATTCACTAGGGTGAGCTAAAATGTAATCCATTATACGTTGAGCGTAGAAGTTATATCTGGCTTGTTCTATACCTCGTAGATACTCCATACCTTTGATGTCGATAGATGTACCTTGTTCTGTATTTCCAACGGTGATAGCCTTATTCATCTTCCTTGCAAAGATTTCTGGCATAGCCTCATAAGAGGCTCTGTGGATTAGGTAAGGAGCGAAGTAGTCATCCAACATCGTTCTGTCAGCTTGTGAAATGGTCTGTCCTGACAACTGATTAGCTTGAACCAAGTCTACATAGTGATTGTACCCACGAGTCCCTATGAGGGTCTGCAATCCTAAATCTTGACTGATAAATATGCAGCTTACCAAAAGGGCTTCGTCCACGTTCTGATTGATGGTTGAATATGCCTTTAACTTGGTTTGACTGATTAGTAATACTTGTGCGCTCATATTAAATTCCTTCTTTTTTATCAATTTCGGATTGAACCTCATCAGGTAAAATCTGATTTTGGTTAATCCCTAATTTAATTGGCTCTTTATACTTGATGAATAAAACCTTCTCTAACGTTCTCAAAATCTCTTCTTGGATAGGTATGATTACCGTCTGTAAGAAAAGTTGGTAGGCGTCAAGTATTTCATTTCTACCACCTAATTGTCCTTCAGTCTTGATACCCAAAATCATTGGAGAACTAATTCTGTGAGCTGTAAGGATTGTTTGTTCTACCTGTGGTGCCATGTTTGAATACCAAGCATCAGAGGCGTTGTTCTGAATTGGTGTGATGACAGGAGCAGTCTCAGGATTCTCACTAAAGAACAAGAAGAACTTACCTGAATTGTTTGTTGAAGTGTATTTTGCAGACAACTGACGTTCAATCATATCCATCGCTTCTTCACCTGGTACCCCATTTGTGAATGATACAGCCATAGATGGCATCATGGAGTTTTGCATATTATTCAAGTGGAAGTTCTTAATCTCGATATCCAATTGAATGGTCGTCACACCAGCAAGATAATCAGGTGCTGGATAGTATGACATACCTGGCATATAACAAGTCTTGTCGTATAAGATTTGTGTTGGTGAAGAATCTGGCAACATATTGAATGCCTCGATTTCAACAGGTTTCCATTTGTTTGGGTTCATAGTTGTACCCCTCCAATCAATTGAATAATAATAACTACCTACATTACCAAAGTCGTCTTCTTTACCAGCTCTAAGTCTTGAGAAGTC